CTAATTTATGTTGCAAACCCGGGGCAGTTGGGCCTTGCTTATAAGCCCTGTTTCCAACCGTGCCAGGTTTAGCAGTCTGGACAGGATCAGTTCTATCTGAAACATTATTAGCTGAGGACACGTTATCCTGATTCATCAGATTTAATTTATTTTGTATATTTTGATAGTTCCGGTCTTTTGTTGCTAGACGTCGCTTTACAATCATATCTCCCGTGTCTCTTCCTCGCGCTGATTGGCTTATAGACTGGCTCAGGCCTGATCTTCTAATTGATATCAGGGGAAGGATTATTGCGCCACTCTTATCCCTTATGGGCTTCTTTCTCTTGACTAGCGCAAACCTCTCGCCTGTGGCGAAAATAACTGGAATATTTATCTTGTTCCCTCGATGCATTACCGAGAGAGGAAGAGTTTTGTCAAAATAATCAAATATGGCCTTATCTACATCTTCTAAACCGCATTCTGGAATAAAAAATTCTTCAGGTATCGAATCACCATCATATCCGGTCGGAAGTCGTTCAGCACCGTCTTCAATCCCTCTATTCTCATAGGTTTGAGTTGTGGTTTCAGGTTCTGAAATTCTTGTAATATCTTTTGCCATATTAATCACTCATCGTAAAATGAAGAGCCCGATCCAGTCGAATCTCCCTTAGATGATACCTCCTTTGGCTCAGTGATGGGTGTTTCAAGAACCTTCTTATCTTGAAGCGCTCTCTTGTCACCAGTCTCACCCAATCTATTTCTATCAAATCCACGCTGCTGGACAAAAGTATCTTGCACAGAATCCGGGTCTGAATAGGCCTCGGATGTCGGGCCCAGAATTTTGGCTGTAAATTGACTCTTTCTCGCCTGCTTTCCTGTCACATGAACGCCTGTCTTATACTCTACTTGACCGTACACTTGCTTATCATACTTTACCGAGGTTATTTCAAAAAATACCTCACCGTAGCTGAAGAAATCTCCCTCAGACACCTCTATCCCCTTATCCAGTAAGTCTCTGTTGTGTATAAAAGTCTCTATTCCATAGTATTCTTCAGATCCAAATTTATTGGTTCTAACTTCTTCCGGAGACCACGAAACTAGTGCGTCGATCTCTATCGGATTTTCAAAAATCTTTTCAGGCGCTTCTTCATATACCTCATGCACTTTAGTCTTAGTCATCGAAATAGAGTAGTAGTAAATCTTTTGTCCTATGACATCTTTTACTATCTCCTTAGTCAGATCAGATATAAAGTCAACTTCGCGGGGTGTTATGAATAATCTAGCCATGTTTCATCATCCCATGATTATCGCTTTGCCGTTTGGCATCGGAATCATACTAAGCTGTTTTCTAATGTTTGCTGAGCGCTCTGCATCCACCTCGACAATCTTGTCATAAGTCATGGAGTCTAACATTTCTCTTAATTGTGTAACTAAAGCATCTTTTTCAGCCTTTCCTGCAGATACTAGATCAGTACCGTTTAACTGCAAGTCACCACCGGGTATTGGGACGGAACCAAATTTTGATCGAATTAATCCTAGCAGCTCTTTTGAAAGCGCTAGCGTGTACTGGCGTATCCACTGCTTAGCCATGCTATTGATCTTAGAGTACGACAAAACACCAAACGGAATATTAGACATATTCGACACACCATAAATTGTATCGTCCCTAAAGCTTGGATTTAGCGGATCAGGCGCAAATGACACCCTTAAAAACATCTTCTTTGGATCATCCTGGGTTGGTTTGGGAAATATTCTTATCTTTGTCCCGATTATCTGATATGAGTAATTTGATCGTCTTACCTTTTGGGACACCTTTAATTGACTGGCTCGCAAGATATCTTCAAAAACAGGCAACACATAAAATATCGTCTCTGGAGTAAATGACTCAAAAGAGAATTCATTGTTCAAGTAGTTGATTGCAGATGTCGTATCAAAGAATCTATATGCCTGGGTTGGGTTGTAGTGAAACACTTCCCTTACACGCATTTTAGACCTATGAGAATTGTGCTCGGCGCTAGTGAACAGTACATTGCCGTCGTTGTCTTTTAAGTCGCTATAGATATCGTAATCTTGCTGATCTCTCACTAGCTGAATTGATCCGGACACCATATTGTACGAACCTCCTAAACCAGCTTCCATGGCATAGGGTTCAGCGAATCGACCCAAGAACTCTAAGTTCTCTCTAGGGTGTTTCTGCTCAGACCCAGACATGCTGCCCGTTGCGAGGCCTAAAAAGTTATTTAGCTGAGATTTTGTTTGATATTGATTCACGAGATTGCTATACTCAAACATCGACTCTTCAAAGTTTGCCCATATTTGCTTCTTTGTTAATTCAACTGACAGAATGTCATCTCCCAATTTTCTCTTAATATACGTCACAATCTTATCGGCATCTGACTGAAATTGTGAATCATCATCAAATGATCCGAAAGGCGTTGGACTTGTTGTATTAGCAAAAGTTGCCATCTCAGGTTAGCTCCTAAAGTGTTCGATTATAAATATAGAAAGAAAAGGCTAAGTTCCCTCCGAAAGAAGTGCTTGGATTCGACTGTTTGGCAATGCGGGCTGTCTACAGATTTTGAAGAGATGCAATAAAAAAAATTATTTTTTAATCATTACACAATACAAAAGTCGTGTTCAGGGGACCAAAAGATTCCTACTGGTGTCACGACAAACCACTTTTTATCAATCATCAAACAGTCAGAGAGTTTGACAATCTGCTCATCTTTGATGATCAGGATCCCATAATGACCTCGAGCATGGCCGGTCTTGAATTTTACCAGCGAACCGATATAGAAGTTTCTTGAGGACACATAGTAAATATCCAAAAAAAATCCGCCGATCTCAAAGAGACCGACGGAAGTTTAAAACGTAACTTAGTTAAATTAAGCAGTAGCGCTCTCAACGAAGTCAACAGTTCCGATAGCAACTTTAGAATAACCTGAAAGGTGCCAGTGCGTGCCGTCACAAAGAAGTGTGAGACGTGCTCCGTTCCAGTCAGTCCCTACAGAAGCATCAGCTGTGATCTTTGAAATTCCGTCAAAGTCAAGAACAGTGCTGTTGGCTGCGCCGCGGACCATGTATCCGAAGATATCAGTTCCGTTCGCTCAGGTTGAAATAGAAACGTCTGCGGAACTATGGCCAGCGTCAGCGATGAAGCAGAAATCGTAATAAACGCCTCGGGCTGCAGCGCTTGCTGTGGGCAGTGTCACTGCGATTGTTGTTGCAGTTGCCGTGCTGGCATCAAGTGTGATGAGCGATCCTGACTCGCCCACCTTCAGTGTTCTAGTTGTTGATGCTGCATTCGTAAGGGCAATCACTTGCTTCTTAATGGGAAGCTCGACGTACTCTCCAGAATCCTGGTAGAGGCCCTTGCTGGTTGTGTATAGTACTCTAGGCATAATAATCTCTCCTTTATAAGGTTAGTGCTCCCGATGCGCCAGCCCCCCGCGGGTGTCAGGTGATTATGTGAACTGGCCCACTTGTAAGTAGGAGTCTAAAGAGAAATTTACTTGATCAATCCTGCATTTCTGAGCTTGTTCGAAAGTGCCCGCGGGCCCTGTCTAAGCTCAGACCTAAATTCTGTATCTAGGATTGATAAAAGTTTGTCAACTTTTTCTTCAAGCGTCCCAATTCGATCTGTTGAGGTGGGTTTCTTTGTCGTAGTTGTCTTCTTTGGCGTAGTTGACTTCTTTGTGGGCGCTATCTTCTTTGTACTAGTACTCATCTTCTTTGTAGTAGTACTCTTAGCTGTAGTTCCCGTAGCGGGTGCTGTCTTCTTATTGATTTTTCCTGCTGTGCTTGGCATTGTTGACTCCTTAGTCGTTGAAATTATAACCAAAATTATCTAGTATGTTTTTAAAATAATGTGTCACCATAGTAAAAGTATTTACATCATAGTAATCCTGATATGATAATGGTGACTTTCTAATATTGCTTTTTAAGTGAGGTAATTTTATAGGTCCTAAACCTATTCTGCCACATATGCTTGAAAATTCTACATCTAGCTGCTCGTACTTCACAATGTGATCAACTGGATGGTGATAAAAAAGATTATATCTAGATACAAACCACTCCAAGATCATCTCTTGCTGCCCTGAAGTGTTGAAGTTGGCATACGTCTGCAAAAATGTTGAAAACTTATTTTTTAAAGTTGAAGATCTATCTTCGGCAAAGGGCTTCAATATATGGTCGTCTAGTGTTGTATCCGGAGAATAAAATGACCACCAAAAATAGCTTACAAGAGAATCATATGGGTTTCTGATAGAAGTGAATTTTAAATAATCTTGATAAGAATTACTACAAATACTAAAAAATTCAGACGGCGGGACATGCTGGTGCCAAACCTGCCTATAGCCTAATTTATTATTTCTCTCCTCATAACCCGACCTTTTTTCTTCTTCGTAAGGAGAACCTGTCAAAATATCATCAGGACCACAGAATGGAGTTAGGGCCAATTCAATACTAGAACCGGCTGACTTCATCTGCTTAAAAAAAATAAATTTATGTCGATGTGACAAGATCATAGAGACATATTAACACATAGATCGTTTAAATAAAATAAAACGGGCGGCCAAAATTGGCCGCCCGTAGTTTTGTATAAATAACCAGTCTTCTATTAGATGACGTGGAGATCCATAACTGTGACTGTACCGTAGAAGTCAGAACGAACCATCTTCTTTCCGTAGCGAGTCATCACGCCCTTGCGGGGTGTGAAGTCCTCTGGAGCGAAGATTGTCGGAGTGACGATAAGCGGTACGTACGGAGCGTAGACGTATCCTGTCTCGAGGTATGAACCTCCCTTGTATCCAACAAGAATCTTGTTGCGTGGGAAGTAAGGATCCTTATAGACCGTGAAACGGTTTGAAAGGGAACCAACCTTCTCAGCACCAAGGCTCATCGGAGAGGAAACCTGTCCGGAACCGTCGAGGCTGTAGTTCGGCTTATAAAGCACGGAAGACTCGAGAATGGTTGCAACATCAGGTCCAACGACGATGAAGTTGGCAGAACCGCGGAGGGTCTTACGATGAATGGTGTTAGCAACATCGATAATCGTCTCAGTAAGCGTCTCATACCACTCGCGGACGGTACCTGTGAAGGCGGGCCCTGCGGAAAGAGTGCTTGTAAGATCAACCTCTGCTCCATTCTCCTTGTCAACGAACTTACCAGGTGCACGTGACCAATAAAGGTTAGCACCATTAGCTTCGGTGAGAAGGTCATTGAGGATCTCACGATCAAGCTCAAGAGCAATCTGCTCAGAGAGGATCTGAGTTAGCTCAACCTCAGCATCCATGCTGTGGTAAGCGTTCAGGTCCTGAGCAAGCTCTGGAGACCAACGAGCACGGAGCTTACGAGTAGCTGCCGTAACCGCAATGGACTCGATCTTGATGTCGATCTCTGGGATCAACGGAGAAGGTGTACCTGTTCCAAAATCAGACTCAAAAGCCGGAATGGTAAGGGTGTCACCCTGATCGGAGTTAGCGCTCAGTGTGGGTCCAACAACCCATGATACGTCAGCCGCACCAGCAGGAACTGCCCCACCATTACTCAAAGCAAGAGCAAAGAGAACGTGAGTTCCACCTACGGGATCATCTGACCAAGCTGAGCCTGTCCAGTCACCACGTCGTGTAGCACGACGAAGGTTAAGAACACCGTTACCCGCCTGGAACTTCTCACCCCAAGCAGAAACACCATTTGCAGTACCGAAGTCCGTAATGGAAACCTGGTTAAGCATGGATAGATCTGAACCAGAAAGCTGACCGGTCTGGAGCATGCAGAATGCTACGTCGAGATCACCATCATCGATTGAACGACGAACCTGAGGGTCAAAACCAAGATACTTAGCGTTTGATCCTGAGAAGTCTGTCAGAGCAGCAACTGTATGTGAAGCTGTCCAAGTCTTACCACTAGATCCACCCCAAGCTCCCCATGCATTCATAAGGGGCAGTGCTGAACCACTGTGTACTCTTGAGAAGCCGGTTCCAGCGAGGTCATACATACCACCAGCTGCAAGTGATCCGGAACGGACACCCTTACCGCGGGGGTTGTTGTAGATTGACTGGCCAGCAGCATACGTGGAGTCTGTGGTGGACCGTCCTGGGCGATCGCCCTTAGGATGATAGTCACCACCGACATTTGTGCCGTATGTGTAGTCAAGATAGAAGAGCAGTCCAGAAGGAAGGCTCATTGGCTGAATTGAAACGAGCTCGTTGGCAACTAAGCCACCGAACACGCGACGAACGATTGGAAAAGCAATGTTCGTAAAACCACGAATATCGTTTGATGTTGAAAGAGCACCACCGCCTGTTGAGAGGGAGTTGGTCTCACGAAGAAGTTGGGCAGCCTGGTTTTCCAAAAGCATGGACATGTTCTCACGGTTTACACCGTCAAGTCCACGAAGAAGACCGGTTCTGTTCCACTTCTCAGTAAGGCGATTACCCTCAGCGCCCATGTGGCGTGAGCGGATATCTTCGGTGAGCTGCTCTAATGTGAATTTGCTCATTTGAAATTTCTCCTTAGAAGTTAGTTTGTTAATTCACTTACTTAAGTCCGGCGAGCGTAGCCCAGCGATCAACTTCAGTATTAGAGTTGTCCGCTGACGCTGAACGCGTCGGACGTGATGAAGAGCCTACGGCTCTTCTTACTGTTGACTCTGTCAAAGATCCGCCCGTCTTCTTAGACGAGAGGGACTCTGTCATTGTCTTGAATAGCAGCTTAACTTCTCTCAAACTTCTTGCATTATCCAGAGCCTCGACGATCGATCTCATTTGACGAGTCGACATGTTCTTATTCTGTAGAAGTTTATTAGCATAGAGTAGCTTCGCATTGAAGAGATTCATCTCTTTCAACTGACTCTGAAGCTCGGACACTGCGCCCATTGCTTCTGTTAATTTGCCCTCGAGGTTACGATTCTTGCGTAACTCATTTTTGGCAACTTTACGTAACTTACGATTTTCCGTGTGTACGTTTAGTTCTTTGTCGGTCATAGCAAGAGGGTCTTTGCCTCTCTTCCCACCACCAAAATCATCTCCAGACTTACCAGAGCCTTTTCCGCCCCAGCTGTCTGCCATATCCTTAGCAATGCCCTTAACCTTTAACAGGTCCTTTCCGCCTTCGCGGAGTTTGCGCATAGCAGCGATCTCTCGACGG